TTCAAAAGTCAGCTGACAAAGGCTATGCAGAATCTCTGAACACACTTGGTACTATTTACATAAAAGGCTGGGCTGGAGTGAAACAAGATTATGGAAAAGCTGTGAAATTGTTAGAAAAAGCCGTGAAATCCAATCATGCAGATGCTTGTAATAATTTAGGGCTTTTGTATCGAGATGGCACAGGTGTGAAGCAAGATTACAAAAAAGCAATAGAACTTTTCCAAAAAGGAGCTAATTTAGGGAGTTCCTCTGCGGTGGATAACTTGGCATATATGTATTATATGGGCTGGGGTGTGGAGAAAAACTACGAGAAAAATTTGGAACTGATAGAAAAATCAGTGAAAATGACTAAAGACAAGCAACGGCTGGTGCAAATTGCCTATTTTTACCTTAAAGGAGAGGAAGTAAAACAAAATATCCCAAAAGCCATAGAACTCTATACTTGGGGGCATGAGAATTTCCCTGCCGAGGTAGCTTTTCCTAATTATTTGGGTATGATTTATATTTATTATAATGACAAAGGTGAAAACAAAGGCGACTTTACAAAAGCCCTAAAATGGTATAAAATAGCGGCTAATCTGGGTGATGTGGATGCGATGAATAATATAGCTTTCATCTATCTGCAAGATAATCCACAAGTGAAAAATACTCAACAGGGAATAGAATGGATGGAAAAAGCAGCCAATTTGGGAAATCCGAAAGCTATTTATAATCTCGGATACCTCTACACTCTTGGTGGAGATTTGCCAAAGAATTATGACAAGGCTGTGGAATGGTTCAGAAAAGGGGAAGTCATCGGTGAAGAAATGAGTATTTCCTCGCTGGGCGCAATGTATATAATCGGCAAAAATAGTAGTAAATAAAAAAGGCGGATAAAATGGATTTTTGAGATTGAAAAAATAGGTTTTTATATTCTTTACATCTGACAACTATTTGTTATTATTCTATACATTTTTTACTTTTGAAGTATGGAATTATCAGCAAATATGAAAGGTAAAAGAAGAAATACACTACTTCGTTATAAGAGTATTATGGAAGAATTTGATAAACATTATCACCCTGGTATTCCAATAACTGTTATATATAAAAAATATATTTATCCTAAGTTTTTTATTTCCCGAGATACTTTATATAGGATTTTCAATACTCAAATAGATGAAGAATTAGAAGAATTAGGATGTGATTGCTAACAGAATTCAATTTCATTATAAAGCACCCCATTAATTTTATTATAAAGCCCCATTAAAATTACTTTAATGGGGCTTTAAATTTGTTTTAAACTTTCTTTAAACTTTTGCAGAAACGATAGCTCCTATACCTTTATTTCGGATTGGTAAAGCAATAAAACGCTTGTCAAAGCCTATTACTGTTCCTCTCAGTTCTGGGTCATTCATTCGTTCATACATTTTAAAACTTCCGTCTGCTTTCATTACTTCATCAGCCGAGAAAGCAAAAGAGCAAAATGTATCTGTGCCTGCTTTTACCTTTCCAAAAGGCTCTTTTTGTAGTGTAGTAGCATTATAGATAGGATTTTTTGTAAACTCTAAAATATTAAACCCTGCAAAGCGTTTAGGCTGACCATTCACAAAGTCTGTAATATCCTTGAAACTCTTTAAATCAGTTAAAATTAAATCCTCTGTATGGCGTGGGTCTAATACTAAAAATCTTCTATCAGCTGGAATATCCAGTATATCAAACTTTCTTTTAAGTTTTAAAATATCCTCCACTCTTAGCCTTTTGTGTCCCTCTCCGTTATTGTCTCCTGTGGTTGCAATTACTGGCGTAAAATCGCTGTCACTATCGGGAGCAAAAGCGTGAGCTGCTTTGGTTGCTGTTTTTGTCTGTAATGCCATTTTGTGACCATAAATTACACTATCCATTTTATCATAAGATAATTCAATAGCTTCGGGGTTTCTTACGAGAGTGTTTTCTGTCTCGAACAAATCCAATTCAAAGGAAAGTGCTGTATCATCTCTTTGAGAGACACTTATAGGATAAGTTCTATTATTTATCAATACTTTGGGGTCAAAACCCGTTTCTGCCATATTGATAATATCATAATCTACGAACTGCGAAAAGTCCTTTGCATAACTCAAAAAAGAGACTGCTGGATAAAAATTTTTCTGAATTTGGTCTGTCCAAATTTGCTTGTTTAATGTACTCATTTTAATAAAATTTATTTAGTTATTATTTAGTTAAATCCTGGTGTATTTTGGTTTTTATAGGTTTCATCTACGAGCCTTTGGTATAGTTGCGGGTCTTTTTCCAGTTCATCAGGTGCAAACTTTCGGTACTCTTCTAATCCCCAATCTGTTTTACTTTTTCCGCTCTTATTTGCCGCCTCTCGTCTTGCATCTTCTATCTCTTTAATTGGGCTGAATGTTTTTATTGGATAAGTTCCAAAAACAGCTGTAATAAGGTTCTTTTTTGCTTCATAATAGTTTTCTGCAAAAGCTTGTTTTTGTAAATCTCTCAAATGCTCAGGTATTGCTTTGCGCTTTACTGCAATATCTATTAAAGCCTCTGTTTCTATCTCTCTATCTTCATCTACTTTCTCCTTAAACTCTAAAAGATTTATAAATTTATTTCTTAAAGAAATTACATTTAAAACTATGTTTTTAAAACTTTTATCATCTTTTAAAAATAATATTTCTGAAAGATTTTCTTGAGCTAAAATCTGGTCAAAATAGAGAGTTGTTATTTCTGTTGTATCATAGAGTTTTAAGGCATTGGGATTGCTTCCCATGTCTACAATAGAGATTTCAAAAAGTCTGCATTTTTCTAAAACTCCATTTTTTAAATCCTCCTTTTGGTAGGTAATACCAATACTTGCACCTCTTAAAAAGCCTTTTTCTACTTGTCTTGCTACTTCCCCTCCTTTCTCGCTTTCTGTGTCAAAAACAGCATCAGCGTAAAGTTTGCCGTCTTCCTTTCTGAGGTTCTTCCACATTCCTATAATGGTAGGTCGCTCGTGCATATAGAGCATTATAGGGTTTTTCTCAAATTGTGTAATATCTATACCCTCTGTGAGGACTTTAAACCCATGGGAGTTGTCGCTCTCATCGCTAACTAAAAATGTGTGTGTCTTACTCATTATATTTCTTTTAAAAATTGTCCTAATAGTCTTAATGTTTTTTTAGCTTCTTGGATTTCATATGCTTCATCATATGATATTAAAATTTCACTTCCTTTATGTAAACATTCTTGGATATAACAATAAAATAGATTGTCAATAGCATCTATTTGCTCTTGAAAACTTTTTCCTGCAAAATCTTCTATTTCAATTATCTTTTTTAGTGTTTCGTTTTTTATTGTGGATTTCATTTTATATTTTTATTGATTAATTAATATTATTTATAATTTCTCTTTGTATAATTCTTTTAAGTCTTCGTAAATCATCTATAAATCTTGCTGTTCCCCCTGCTGTGGTTATTTCTTTTGGACTGAGTTCTTCAAATATTTTCTTTATTAAATCCTTGTCAGTTATTCCATTGGCTTCGCAAATCATCTCTACATCTACCAGCCTTGCTCCGACTATATCATTTACAAACTTTCTCCCAAATCGACTATCTATTTCATCAAATCCGAGTTTGCTGTATTTTACCCCTTTTTTTATTGTTTTTTCGAGGTTCTCTGTTCCTGCTATGATTACCCCTATCTCATCCTCTAATTCGTTAAATAAGGTAATAAACCAGCGTAATGCAGAGGGTTTTAGTTTGTCTGCTTCATCTACAATCAAAAGAGGCTTTTTATCTTTCCTTTTTGCAAAGAATGAAATTACTTTCATTCCCAAATTATCTATACTTATGTGTCCTTTGCCTGTATCTACTCCTAAAATACGGCAAAGCTCTGTAAGAAAGTCTCTTTTACCCCATTCTCGGGCTTGGATATAAAATACACTCTGTTCTTTGTTCCGTTCTGAAAAAGCTTTCAAAGTCGCTGTTTTTCCGCTTCCTGCTTTACAGCTGATAAGGATAAACATTTGTCTGTTTTTCACTGCTTCCGCATAAGCTGTAATATGCTTAAAGGTTAATGTTTCTGCAATGTTCCAGCGCTGGGCACTAATCTCTAATTCGTGGGCTACTTTCTGCCACATTGCGGGCTTTATTTTGTCCCACTTCTGGTTAATCATCTGCGAAATTGTTGCCCCTGAAACTCCGACCTTTACAGCAACTTGTTCATAACTGCCTAATCGCTTTTTTTCTTCTTGGATTGCTTGAACAATCTCATTTTTTTGTACATTTGTCATCTTAATTATGGTTTAATTATTCTTTAATCTTTATTGGGATAATTAAATATTGAATGAGGTAATAACCTTGTTTGCATTAAATTCATCGGGGGAAGAGCTTGCAATATCGTCTCCCGATGCTTTTTGTAGAGGAATTATAAATGTATTGTATTCATCCTCAAAGGCGTTTGCTTCTTCTTTCTTGGTGTGTATCCCCATTAAAAGGGCTTCCTCTCCAACTCCTGAAATTATCCTGTTAAAATCTGCTTCCTGCATTTCTTTTATTCTTCTTTGTCTTGCTTTTGCTTCGGATATTCTTCCTAATTCTGCATTTGGACCGTATTTTACTATCTTTTTAAACTCTGATACACTGCAAAGAGATATTAAAAAATTATCCTGCTTTCTCCATAAATGCACCTCGCTCAAATCCTCCATATCATACGAAACTACTACTCTTTGACCTTGATAATTTGAAATAATATTATAGTCTTTTTCACTTATCATATAATGGAATTTTACCCCCATTACTTCAATATGAAACTGTCCGCTGTTGCGTATAGTAGTCTCTATTTTTCTATCAAACAGCATTGAAGTTTGTAGTTTACTCACTTCTATTGTGTTTGGTTTTTCACTCTCTTGGTGCAGTTCCTTTGGTGTCTTATGGAAATTCTGATGTTTACGGCTGTATTCGGAATATTTTAAATCCCTCCATCTCTCTATAAGTCCCTCGCACTCTTCAACAGCTTGAATAAGGTCAAAACCTGCTTTTTTACTCTCTTTTTTGAGCTTTTCCAAATATTCAGGGCTTCGGTGGGCGTTGTCTCTTGTAGAGGTTATTCCCTCGCCATAATAGTATTTTGAACCCATTAAGACTACATTTTGAAAAGTCCCGAACCAACGCTCTACGCTTGCCTTATCCGTTGCTAAATGTGTAAATCTTATCTTTACTCCCAAAGACTCCAAACGCTCTATTAAAATCTTATTTTCGGGGGTATTGTGTCCAGGAAATTTATCCGTTACAATCTCATAAGGTAAATACCCCGCTTGTTTCACTGCCATTTGTAGAGCCTTTGCAAAGCTGGTTTTATTCTCTGAATAAGTGAGATTATACCCCAATATATCCCCGCTCATTACATCCCGAACAACAACAGCCATTAGATGCTTTTGTATCTTATTTCCCTCGTTATCTTTTGTTTCGTGGGCTATCATGTTTATTCTCGTTGCGTCTATCTGCCAGCAGTCCCCCGCATATAAAGCATCTTCAAAAGGAATATAGGAGCGGTAAATATTGCTCTTTTTACTACTTCCAAAGCGTTTTTCAGCAGTTAAAAAGTTGGTCAAAGGTTTTTCAAAAATAGTTTCTCCGAACCAGCGTATTGACGGCTTTTTTCTTCCCGTTCTTTCGCACGCTTTCCATACTTCCCGAATAATATACATGTTAGAAAAGTTCGCCCCGCTGGCTCTTAAATACAGTGTCCAAGCGAATAAAACAGGGTCTGTATACTGTAAACTGTTCTGCATTCCCTTTCTTGGCTGATATATAATATCCGTAATACAGTGGTCTGTTTGTTCCAAAATATTTACTTTCTCCTTTAATCTCAAAGGATTACAGGGAAGATAAGGAAGTTTATTTTTTTGAAGTATAATGCTTAAATCATTATACAATTTGCTTTTTGTTCCTGGATAAATATTTTTTCTTTCCATCATAAAAGCCACTGCACTGCATGCCTTTGCTAATGACTGGCGCTTGACCTCTTCTGTACCATTGTAATAACTCAAATACTCCTTATAATGCTCATTTATGTAAGTATTAAAGTCGTTCTCTAAGTTTTTGATATTGGTAGTAGTCGTTTGAGTTTTCCACTCTTTTTTGAGGGTTTCTTTATCTCCAAAAAGCGAGCGGTAGTGCGTAGGGGCTCGGTCTGGAATATTATCTATACAATAATAAAAGCCGTTATTTACCTTTGCCCAGCGCCATGATTTGCCCGTATTAGGCAGATAGGTTGCCTTTAAATAAGTTCCTCGTACACTGTCTTTATATTTTGAACGAACTTTTTTTAAATACTCTTCCGAAACTCCGCAAACTTCCATTATCAGCCGTTGAGAAAGCCAAACACTCTCTTTACCGTCCTTTTTCCTTACGATAACATCGTTTGCTAATAGGTTCATTTTAACAATATTGTTTATCTAAAACTTTTTGAGAAATATTATTTATAATTTTTTCTCGTTCTATAATAATTTGATACATTACTTTTACTGTTTCTTTAACTCCTCTCACATATCTTGTTCTTGCAGCGTATGGAGATATATTCAACACCTTTGCTAGTGTTATAATATCCCCAGATTGTCTGTGTTTTTCACAGAAATGATACATTTCTGATAATGTTAATGCGTCTTCCATGATGTTTTATTATCTAAATATTTATGCAAATATAATGTATGAAAACTAAATATTCAAACATTTTGAATAAAAAGTTTGTATTTTTTGTTTTCAAACATTTTTTAAATTAAATAAGCCACTATTTATCAGTGGCTTATTTAATTTTTATTTAGATAAAATATTTTACAAATCAATGAATTCTCTAAATGTATTTATTGTATCATTTATATATTTTTCATTATCGCTATTATGAATATCATAATGCTGTATCTCTTCAATTATATCATTTAATTTCTCCCCCCCGAAAAAGTCAATCCCAAGAAATCTTCTTTTGTCATTTACTCTAAATACACCTAAATTCATAGATATTGGCTCTATAATTCTTAATTTATGAGACATATTTAATAAAGTATCATAACCTTCAAAACCTACAAACTCAAATAATTCTTTTATTTCAAGATAGGGGCTATCTGTTAGAAATTTTGGAGCATCAGGAAGCTCTGCTTTTATTAGCTTACTAAAATTTTCATCAAAAATATCCCAAAATGATTTTGAGTATTTGGATACATTTTTACTTGTTACAGGGATTTTTTCATTTTCTAATATGTTAATAGTATATTCTATATCATGACTACAATTATTTAAAAATTCTTTTTCATATAAAATATCTAATATAGAATCATCTACATATTCAAATAATGTTGAGGGAGCTTTAAATTTTAAAACTTTTCTGTTATATATTACTTGAACATATAGGGGATATAATCCACCTACTTGCTTTAAATCTTTATTAGGATAATATTTTATTGTTATTTTCCCCATCTTTTTTATTACTTTTGTTTAAATGTTTAGATTATTAGACAAAAATAATAAAAAAATAAATTACGCTCAAAAAGGGTAACGAAAAGGGTAACCTAAAAGATAAGATTTAAAAGTAAAGAAAATAAACCGATGATTTTAGATGTATTCTTTTCTCTATTTTTCCTAAAATCCCCTAAAAACAGGGTTTTAAATGATACTTAGTATTATTTTCAAGGGTGTTTTTTAGCAAAAAAACTATACCAAAACTATACATAATTATACATAGGATTTAGCCATTTTTTTGGCTTTTTTCTTCCTATCTCCTTTATTTATAGTATTTTAGAGCATTTTCTGTCATTTCTTTACATCTCTATTTTCCATTTAATTGTATCATGCGGGGATTAAATTTAAGAAAGACTTACAAAAAGCCAAAGAGTATTATCTAAAAGCCACAAAAGATGAGAATCTTGCAAAAGCCCTCTTTGAGCGAAATGAAAAACTTATAAAAGAAAATCCCACAAAAGTATACGCATGGAGGGCGGATAGGGAGTAGAATTAAATGTTTAATTAAATAAAAAAAGAGTTATCATCTGATAACTCTTTTTTTTTGGCGCTTTTTGCTGGGCTCGAACCA